TCCATTGCAACGCCCCTGAGTTCTGCTTGGCTGAAACCTAAAGCATTTGTCATTGAATTAATATATTCTGCAGATTCGCCGGCGCCGACACCGAGCTTGCCCATTTCAGCAGAAAGAGCTATCATCCCAAGCCTAGCACCATCTGTTACATTTGCAAAATTACCAACTTGCATTGCTAACGCCTGGGTAACGCCGCCAATATCTTCGAAGCTTAGGCCTAAATAGCGAGCGTCTGCTGTTGCTTGAGTTAGAACATCATCCATTTCACCAGCAAAGCCAGTAGCGGCATTAAATGCTGGATATGCGTTGTGAACTTCCATCGTAACTGCAGCAAATGTTTCCTGCAACTTCATGGCTGTTGAGCCGAGAATGTTCATCGGCGTTACTGTTTCGGCTATGGCCTCTTGTACTTTTTCAAAGCCACCTTCGGTGTCAAGGAGACCGCCAATAAAAGTGTTTTTCCAGGAATCACTTATACCAGAGAAGGCCTTAATGGTCTCCTTTGTGTTCTCACGAATTTGTTTTAATTTATCGAGAGCCTCGCGCAAGAGCGCAAGACGAACTTTTTGAGCAGCCCTTGATTCAATATCAAGGCCAAGTATTTCTTCTTTTACACGCTGTTCAGTTGTGAGAGAATCTGCATATGCAAGTTGAGTTTCTTTAAGTCTCTCGCTAGCGTCGTTAATTGCGCCCTGTGCGGCGCCGGCATCTTGTAAAGCTTTAACAAATTCTCTTTGTTTAGTTACCGCTACTTCAAGTTGCTCAACAGTTTTGTCAGCGTGAACAGCTTTCAGCAATTCTTCAAGTTGTTTTTTAGGGTCTTTTTCTTCAGCCATCTATAGTGGTTCCTTATTATTTAAGCGGCCACTTTAGACCTGTCTTTTTTTCAAATCGATGAACTGCTCGATCAAGTTTATATTTGCTATCGTATGTCTTTGGGTCCATTAGGCCATATTCTTTAAAGGCGCTCATATAATCTTTTTCGCCACTCAAGACATTTGCAAATGAATTAATTTCTGATTTGGTTCCTCGGATTTTAATTGGAGACTGGTACGAGCCACCGAAGCTTGGATCGACATATTGCATGAAGCCTTTCTTCTCTGAGCCAAACATTCTTTTCATGATCATTTTGATCATCGATCCAAACTGCACAAGAAAACTTTCATCAATTTCTCCGCGACGGGCGGTGCCTAGATCGATAACTGTATCTGTTAATACTTCTTCTTGTATTTCTTGTTTCATACGTAGATATCCCTTGATATAATTAGCTATTAATAAATAGTTATCATATCAAATAAAAAGCCAGGAGAACCCTGGCTATTTACTTCTTTTGATGTTTTTTCATTTCATCTGCTTCTTTTTGCATTTGTTCAGTCAAACGCTTTAAGAACCAAGTCCTTATCTTAACTGGTAAATTATAGGCTTCTATAAAACTCCAGCTTCCATAATACTTTAGCAGAAAAAATTGTTCGTATACACTAGCAATGTATCTATCGCCTAGGCCAAAAAAAGTCCGCTGTAAACGGAACCTCCATCTCCATCTCATAGCTACAAGCTTCGCAAGCAAATTCTTGTGTGAGATCGACATTTGGAACAATTTTCTGATAGGCTCCTCTTAAATAACGAGCGTCTGTTGCCGGCATATTTTCAACAAAGCTAGTAATTGTAACAAGCTCAGTATGGCCATTGACAGAAACGGTAAATAATTTAAATTGCTCTGTCATAAAAGATTCGGGAAGCTTGTGCTTCTTTCTTTTTTCCATGATAGTCAAAAGTTTCTTTTCATCCGCTCCAGTCAATAGGCGGACCTCAATATCAACTCCCGTTGTTGGCATTTTTATAACACAAGTTTGGCTATCGGTTCTTCTGATATCAAAATCGCCAAAATCTTCGCCATAATTACACGTACTCTCTTCTAGATTAAAGGAAAAATCAGAAGTTTTGCTGCAGGCAGGACACGTAACACGGGTTTCATACTCTGGCCCATATCCAGTAATTCTAGAAGCAACAATTAGAGCGTTTTTATCACCAACAAGGAGATCTCCAACGTTAATTCGTTTATCAACAATAACATTTTGAAGCAGCCGATCAATCGCCACTCCCTTTTTCAATAAAGTTTTAGATGAAAGAATATCTTCGTCCTTTGCTGTCATAAAACGAATTTCTATTTCTTCTACATTGTGAAGAAGGTGGTCCTCTGGATAAAACCTTCCCCTGGTAGGAAGTTCAACAAACTCTGTTGGAGTTGTAAATGTTAATGGGCTTTTTTCGTTTATAAGATCTGGGGTAGGGGCAGCTGTATCAGAGCCAGCTGCTCCGACACGATCTTCATTATTTCTGGGGGGCATTAATTACCTCTTTCTTTGGTAGCTTGTTTAGTTTAACAAAAAATAAAGATTAATTTAAGTTAAATTTAGCTAACCAATAAGACTTGGAGCAGCTGCATCACCAAGCTTGGCCCAATCGTAACGAATGCTAAGAGTAACCTCGGTCAGTCCATCTTCACTATAAGTTAGATCGCCAAATTTTGCAGACTTAACCCAAGCATTGCCTAAGCTCCACTGGTTCACGACCGCTCCATCGATGCCTAGCTCTTGAATTGTAATATTTCCAAGTGCAGAAGTCGCGGAAACTTTTGAGATAAGTCCTCTACCGGCTTCGCCATCGGCAGTTGGGATATCATATCCAGCATTAAACAACATCTCCATAACTTTCTTGGTACTATCTTCTTCTCCAATAGGATCAACTAAAGTAACTTCAAGTTCCTGCCAAGCCAAAATACCTGGAAAGTAAAAGGTGTGATTTAGATATTTGTGTTCCGATTCGCCAACTTCGTAACTTGGCTTTCCAGCGGCTTTAATAACCCAAGAACCAATATTGTTACTAATCAACACAAATCTATTTGATCTCTTTGGTTCTACATTGACATCGCTCCAAAATCCAGGCATTATCTTAAATCTCCTTGTTCATCTTTAAATAGTAAATTGCGGGTAAAAAACTCGTTATCCATTTATTTTAATCCTCGAATGCTGCGCCGGTCGACGTAATCACAAAATCAAGAGCAATAAATTCAATCGCCCTAGCCGGCTTCAAGAAAATCTTTGCATACAAGATGTTTCTATCAATCAAATCTGGAGTTGTGGTAGTTTCATCAAGCACCACTCTAAAGTCCGACAATCCAAGTCGAGCTTTGACACTATCAAGGAATGGCACAACTTGGCTCAAGAACCGGTTCCATGTCTGTTGTACATTCTGGTCGAATAGAATTGTTGCAGCCATTCTTGAAACTTCTTTCTTCAAGAAGATTAAGAGCCGTCGAACATTAATTCTATCAAGTGCCGAGGGGGTTACCTGAAGCGTCTTCTGACCGAATATCACAATGCCTTCAGCCGGGAAAGTGGCAATCGGATTAATATTTGCGCCATATAACTTGTCGCGATCCTTGGACGTTAATCTTTCTCGAACATCCAGTACTGGAATTCCAGCAGATCCCTCTGTTAGGCCGCCCCTGGTGAAACCAGCGGGTGCAAACCAAAGTTCGCTTCTAGATTCCGCACTAGCTAGCGTTCCTAGAGCAACAATCGAAGGTGGCGCCCACAGGGTCTGTGCACTAATACTGTCACGAATTCTAACCCATGGGTAATATGCGCAGCCGTAACTTGAATTAAGGCTTCTAGTTCGCATATTATCAACAGTGGTCTTTACATCACCTGCTCTGGATGCTTCATTGTCCGTGCTCTCGTAACGAGCTTCATAATCGCCATCCAAATCAATAATCGCAAGAGCATCGCCGCGGTCTTCACAGACCTTAATTAGGTGCTCAGTAAGCGTATCCTTCTTGATACCAGGCATCGTCATCAAGTTAGCCTCGACAACTTCTGGATCTGCAACAGAATCAATTGCCCGCTTCACAGAGTTATAAGTATAACTCGTAGTCTCCCTCGGACTAGAAATTCCGCCTTTGCCAGAAGACCATAGGGTATTTCTGAACGGCTCTAGTTCTCTAATATCGAGGCCATCGTAACCTCCGAAGAACGGGGCAGTAAATCGATCATATCCGCGATCTAAGACCTCTTTGTACGTACCACTGACCGCAGTCATTGACCGGGCCCCGGAACGCTCTCCTGCGCCTGCACGGGAGCCAGATGAGTAGTATGCATCACTACCATTCGCACTAGAGCCCGTCGCAACAACATCGTCCAGTGAGAAGATCCAAGAAATCTTTGTAAAGTCTCCAGCAGTGAACGAATCAATGTCATTAGGCTTGTCTCTTAAAAGATCCGGATTGCTTTCATCATATCGAATAACGGAGACACCGGTTCTCGATGTATCCCAGCCGAAAAATGCGTTCTTTGGATTGTCCATAACGCCGTCTGATGCTGAAATTCTGAGTGGCAGCGTGGGCATCTTGAAACAGAAAGCTGAACCGGAAGTTAATCCAGCAGCTTCTATAAATGGGGCGACACCACGAACAGAGCTATTCCCAGCGACCGAACCGAGGCTTGCCGGCGCGTTGGGGATTTGATTCCCGCCCGGGCCTCTGGCTTCGACGAGAACCGTTCCAGCGGTTGCCCCGGCCTGTGCTAATGGGACGGGACTGCTAACGTTCTCAGGGCGAACTTCAGCAGCGCCACTTAGGATTGTAAACCCGTTGTACTGAATTGGGCCGTATACACCGAATGGCAAATATTCGGGATCGGCGGCGCCGTTGTCAACGTCTGAATTCATCTCGACACGAATAAACCTAGATCGATTTGGAAATTCTCCAAATTCGTCGTACTTGCGGTTGTCCTCACTCCAGGTTCGATT